AAATTATTATTAATAGTTTTTTGTTTAACCTTGACGGATTGAGTTGGATTTTCAACACCAAAATTTTTAAAACAAGTTTGTCTCTTTTTTTCTTTAATTTCTTCTGATTTTGAAGGATGTTCAACTCCATATTTTTCCAAATACGAAATTTTCTTTTTTTGCTTTATCTCTTCTACCTGATTTGGACTTTTAACACCATATTTTTCTAAACAGGTTTGTTCAATCTTTTCTTTAATTTCTTTAGAATGTAATGGACATGTAACACCATATTTTTCTAGATTTGTTATTTTAACTTTATCTTTAACTTGTTGTGCTTGAGAAGAATATTCAACACCATATTTTTCTAGATTAGTCTGTTTGGCTTTATTTTTTACTTCTTCAGATTTCATTGGATTATCTACACCATATTTTTCAAGCAATGATTTTTTTACTTTAGATAAACCGGTTTTTGTACTACAATTCAAACAATATCCATTTGTTTTAACAAGTGAACGAAAACTTTTAGAAAAAATATCATCACAATTATTATTCAAACATTGGCCTTCAATAATATAAAATATATTTATAGGTTGTGTAGAATAGTCATTAAGAAGGATAATATTATTTTGTTCGGAAAACTCTTTTAAACGTGTATAATCGTATCTCATTATATAACATCTATAAATATCATTATATCTATATTGTTTTAATTATATATAAATAAAGTTATTAAATTTGTTACCATAAAAATAAATCATATCTATTTAATTATATTAATTAAATATATAGATGTCATATCCAGATAAATTTAATTTAGAATCAGGCTCAGAATCTGATTCAGATAATATATATTCCCAACCAAATCCATATTCGCATTTGAAACAAGACGAAAAAGAAGAAGCAGACAAAAAAATAAATGATTTTGATGATTATATAAAAAATCTATTTGATGTATATTTACAGTCATTAGGAGATGAAAATATAAATGAAGATAGTTATACCGCAGATGAAATTGAATTAGAAAATAGGGAGGGTCAGGATGAGGCAAACTTTTTTTATTTTATAGGACGTTTGAACCCACCACATGAAGGCCATATTTTTGCTTTGAAAGAACTTGTTAGTAAAGCCATGTCAAAAGGTTCAACAGCTTTAATTTTATTGGGAAGCGGACCATCACAAAAAGATGGAGATAAAAGAACATTTGACAATCCAATTCCTTTTGGATTAAAAAAAGAATTTATTGAACAACAATTCAAAAGTATAAGACCGGTTGAACCGGTTGAAGGTACAAATTATGTAATTAAAGAAATGACTACACCACATGGCGATTTAGCGCGTTATATTGGTGAATCATTAAAAAGTAAAAATGTTTCAGATATAAAAGAAATAAAAATAAAACATTTTGCGGGTGGAAAAGATGATGATGCTTCAAAATTGAAATCAATATTGGATTATGCTGAAAAAGTTGCTAAAAATGAGAACCCAAATTCAAATGTTTTGGCAACTGTGGAAGTCATAGAACCACAACAAAATGAATCTGGGTTAAAACCAATGTCGGCAACACAAGTTAGAAATGATGCTTACAAAACATATTTAGATAGTTCAGGATATAATGGATGGTTAAAACAATATAAGGATTTTTATGGACCAATGGCTCAACAAATTTACGAAGAAATTTTAAATCCAATTTATGAATTGAGAAGAAGAGGAATTTCGGATGAAGAAATTCAAAATCTTACAAGAGAATATATAGAAACAGGCAAATTGCCTAAAACTAGTAAAAAAGCAGCTAAAAAACGTGGCGGAACAAGGAGTGGCGGAACAAGGAGTGGCGGAACAAAAAGAAGACAAAAAAATAGTAAAAGAAAAAGGAACAAAACTCTACATCACAGTAAGAAAAAGTTAAGAAAAAATAAACTAACAAAAAGAAAGAGCCGTTAACATAACCGTTAATATAGCTGTTAATATAGCCGTTAAATAAATACAACAAAAGTATAAAAAAATTGATGTTGTATTTATTTCTGGAAAAATGAATATGTTGGTCTTTTATTTTTTACATCAAAACGACGTAATCGTTTTAATATTTCAAAATTAATAGTAGGAAAAATAGCAAAACTATTTCCTACAGGTGGTATTCCCCTATCATAAATTATAGCACTTGAAGTAATTTTTCCACTAGTAAATTTAGCCATTAATATAATTATATAATATAAAATAATTTAAAACGAATTTTTTACTATTCCTAAAGAAATTATCTATAAGTAGAAATAAAATTTGAAATACTTCTTCTAAAAAACTCACTATTTAGGAGTGGTCTCTGTGGTTTAAAAATTACATAATTTCCTGCGATTACTCCCCCAAAATCACGAAACGCATTTGGAACTCCTCTACGATACAAAATTGTGCTTGTTTTGCCATGAGTACCAGCTCCCATTGATATAATTAGAAGATAAAAAATATAAAATATATATAAATCATATTATATTTTTTTAACAATAATTTTAATATTAATTTTATAATTTTATAAATATAAATGATATAACGATGGGTTTAGTCCTTCCGTCTTTTTTATCATTTTATCTACTATTTCATTTGTAACAGTAAACGGGAATTCTACTTTTAAAGACATATCTTCTTCAAATAAATTTGAATCTGGACGCATTAGACGATATAAATTTAATTTTGTATAGATTATTTCTAAACATCTCTTCAAATTTCTAACACCATCTTCTTTATTACAATGATTGTCAATAATATAATGTAGTGTTTGGTCTGGAATTATAATATCTTCTGGTCCAAATTTTACTTGTTCTCTAATTCTTGGTAACAAATAATCATTAGAAATTACTGATTTTTGTTTTTGATTATAACCTTTAGTTTGAATTCTATACATTCTATCTTTTAGAATTGGATTTACTTTTGATTCGTCATTGTAACTGAATATAAATAAACATTTACTTAGATCAAAATCTATTTCCGCAAAATATTTATCATGAAATTGACTATTTTGTGATGTATCTGTTAAGTGAGTTAAAATGCCAGCTATTTCCTCACCTTTTGGTGTATCACTAATTTTATCTAATTCATCAAAATATATTACAGGATTCATACATTTACTATCAATCAATATTTGAACTATTTTACCCCATGTTGATCCTTCATATGTGTATCCATGACCTTCTAAGAAACTACTATCTGTTGCTCCACCTAAAGCTATAAACGCAAATGGTCTATTTAAAATTTTACTAATACCTTCTTTGACAAGGGATGTCTTACCAGTTCCTGGAGGACCATGAATAGCTATAGCCGATCCTATAGCCTGAGGATTAGTAACTAATTGACCCAACATCTGCATTATTTGCATTTTAGCATCATTTAGACCATATACCGCATCATTTAATGTTTTTTGTGCGTTTTCCATAAATTCATGACATTTATCTACACCATCGTTAATATTAATTGGTAAAGTTTTATATTCACTAAATGGAATTCTCATAAATGTATCAACCCAATTTTTTATTTTATAAAATTCGCCTGATCCTGGCTCCATATAACGAAGAGAACTGATTTTTTTCATTGCTGCAGCTTTAAATATTACTGGAATTTCAGATTCTAATAATGTTAACCTATATGGTTTTTCAACTCTTGTAATTTTATTGATTTCTCTTAATTCTTTTATTATTTTTTTTTGGTGTCCTGTTTCTAATTTATCGTAAAATTCAAAATCATTCATTGTATTTTTATCACGTAAAATTCTTTTAAATATACGACAATTTCTATCTTTCTCCTTTTTAAGTTTTTTTTCTTGTTTTTTCTTATTTTCTTTAAGTTTTTCTTCACATACACGAAGACACTCATTTACCATTTCATTATTTTTATTTCTTGATTGGATATCTTTTAGAATAGTAATAACATTTTCATCTTCAGAGGATTCTTTATTTTCTGTTTTTTTTACTCCTAAAACATCTTTTAATTTATTTATTAAATCACTGTCTTCTTCCGATGTAGTATCATTTGAAAATTTTTCTGATTTTCTTTTATTTTTTATTTTTTTTAGAATATTTCTCCTTTTTTTCCTAATTTCATCTTCTTCATCTTCTTCATCTTCTTCATCGTCATCTTCATCTTCTTCCTCTTCTGTTTCAGAATCAGTACTAATTGGATCATCCTCATTTTCAGTTTCTTCGTCTGAACATGTTTCCCAATCTTCATCCTCTTCAAACATTTCATCTTCTTCATCATCTTCATCTCTTCCTCCAATAGTAAATATTATATTAAATTTTCCTGATTGCGGATCATCATCTTCGTCTTCTTCGGATTCATCATCTTCTTCAATTTCTTTTTTTGATTTTTTACCTGCTTTTTTATCATTCTTTTTTACAGCCTTTTTATTATTTTTCTTATTTTTTTTTATTTTAACATCCTCCTCCTCTTCCTCTTCGTCATCCTCCTCCTCATCAACTAATTGTTTTTTTGTCTTTTTTCCAGTCTTTTTATTTGACTTTACCTCTTCTTCAAAATCATCATCATCATTATCTTCTTCAATTTCTTTTAAAACTTTTTTTAAACGTTTTCCAGAAGCAATTTGATTTTCTAAATGTTTTGATGGAAATATTTTTTGTAAAAATTTACGATATTCATGTTCATCCATAAATTCTTCATCATCATCATCCTCGGAACGATATGAAGTATCATCATCAGAAGAGTCTTCATTCTTCTTCTTTTTTCTAGATAATTCTTCAGTTTTTTTTGAAACTTTATTATCTTTCTTGGACATTTTAGATTTATTATCACGAGTCATGTTTTTATATTGTATTTTAAGAAATATTTTTTTATATTTTCAATTTTTTTATTTAATAATTTATTTGAAACTATTTTTAAAGTTTTATAAATAATTATCTATTTTTATTAAAATCTCATTTGGTAACATTTCATTTGTTATATCTTTTAAAGATTCCATTTTTATTATTTTGTCTAAATGTATTACACTAATATATCTTTTTATCCAAATTTGTCCAAAATATTTTATATTAGTCAGCACTATAAATTTATTTATGACTTTTTATATTCCTAAATATTTTTACCTATATTGAGATTATTTTCTTTTTTGTGAATAGGATCATATTCTTTCATAAAATAAAATTGGTTAATTTTTAAATTATTTGATATGTCTTCCATTATTGTAAAAATTATTCAAGAGTGTAAACCAAAAAAAATAATCAAGGAAGCATTTCAATTTTTAGGTTTAAATTAGGAACTAAACTTTATATTTTACGAAAATAATTTAATTTAATATAAAATAAAATTGAAAAAAAACAATCTAAATATTATTAGATATATATAAGGAAGGCATGTCAAAAAGTTCCGGAAACATGAATAACATTAACTGTTCAAAAATTATTGGTATTCAATTTAGTATATTATCACCGGAAGAAATTAGAAAAGGTTCTGTTGCCGAAATTACCAGTAAAGAAGCGTATATCAATAATAAACCAGTTATTAATGGATTATTTGACCCTAGAATGGGTGTTTTAGAACCCGGTCTAATTTGTCCAACTGATGGTTTAGACTATATGACAACACCTGGTTATTTCGGCCATATTGAATTATCTAGACCAGTGTTTTATATTCAATATTTAAGTACAATTCAAAAAGTATTACGTTGTGTTTGTTTTAAGTGTAGTAAATTATTAATTTCAAAAGAGAAATTTAAACAAGCTCTAAAAATGAACAATCAAAATAGATGGAAATATGTATTTGACCTTTGTAAAGGAATTAAGCGTTGTGGAGAAGATACTGAAGATGGATGCGGATGTTTACAACCAAAAAAAATTAAAAAAGAAGGTATGTCATCCTTATTTGCTGAATGGACAAATACATCTGAAGAAGGTGAAGATAATATTGTAATTCCATTAACTCCCGAACTCGTTTTGAAAATATTCAAACGTATTTCTGATGAAGATGTTACTTTTATGGGATTCAGTCCTATTTGGTCTAGACCAGATTGGATGATTTGTCAGGTTTTAGCAGTTCCACCTCCCGCTGTTAGACCATCTGTAAAACATGATGCTCAGCAAAGATCAGAAGATGATTTGACTCATATTTTAGTAAATATTATAAAGACAAATAGAACTTTACAAGAAAAGTTACAAAATAATGCTCCTGAAAATATTATTAATGATTGGTCTATTGTTCTACAATATCATGTAGCATCAATGGTTGATAATAAACTTCCTGGAGCAAGTCCTGTAGCTCAAAGATCGGGAAGACCATTAAAATCTATTAAAGATAGATTAAATGGAAAAGGTGGTCGTATGAGAGGCAATTTAATGGCTAAACGTGTTGATTTTAGTGCTCGTTCAGTTATTACTGCGGATCCAAATATTTCAATTAGAGAACTTGGTATTCCAATGAAAATTGCTAAAAATATTACTAAACCTGTAGTTGTTAATCGTATCAATAAAGCTTTCTTAACAAAATTAGTTCAAAATGGTCCTGATGTGTGGCCTGGTGCTAAGATGTTGGAAAGACAAAATGGACAAACAATTACTCTTCGTTATTTAGATAGAAAATCCATCGTGTTGGAAGATGGAGACATTGTTCATCGTCATATGATGGATGGTGATGCTATCTTATTTAATCGTCAACCAACATTACACAGAATGAGTATGATGTGTCATATCGCACGTATTATGAAGCGAGGTGATACTTTCAGAATGAATGTTGCTGACACGAAGCCATACAATGCCGATTTCGATGGGGATAAAATTCATCTTGTCCCCAACAGGGAGCGTTAAAAGCGTGATACTCCCTAGTTAATTAATTCTCTAAAACAACTTAAAGACATATTCTAAAACATACTTAAAATGGAACTATCAAAACGAATCAATCTATCAAAACAAATTTTAGACAATCCAAATGAAAGATATTGTGAAATATACAAGATTACTAACATATCAAATGGTAAACTATATATAGGACAAGCAGTATCTCATATATTAAATCATAAAAGATATAGACCATATGGGCACCAAGGACGATTTAAATGTCATATATCAGAGGCTTTTTCACAAAAGAAAAATCAATCACACTATTTAAATAATGCTATAAGAAAATATAGTATTGATGATTTTGTAGTTGAGTTGATAGAATATTGTGAAATATCTGATGCCAATGATAAAGAAATACACTATATTAAAACATTTAATACTTTATTTCCAAATGGTTATAATTTAAAAAATGGAGGTAGTGTATTTACTCATAGTGACGAAAGTAAAAAACGTGTTTCAAATGGAGTAATTAATTATTACAAAGATAAAAAGTTTGAAAGATTCAAAGATGTTAACATTTTAGATGATAATTTTGATAATTACATAAAACCATTAAAAAGAAATAATAAACAATATGGTTGGTATGTTTATATAGATAGACGTAAAGCAGATTTTGGTGGAGTTCATATTTCATTAGAAGAAAGTAAAAAAAACGCAATAGAATTTGTCAACAGTTTAAGAGAATTAGTTAGCAACACATTCAAATTGACGGGAACACCCTTAGAGCCTTTACTACCACTCACTACAGGAAACGTCTGTGAGGAACTCGGTTTACAGCCGAACCCAAAGGTAAAAAAGTAAAGGATTGGGTAATCCGCAGCCAAGTCCCTAACCTCGTAATGGTAAGAGTATGGGAAAGGTTCAACGACTAGACGTTTGTGGGTCTCAAATGATAGCTTAACCAACTTGATGAGGCATAAGGTATAGTCTGGCCCTATGGGAAACCTTAGGGATCATCACGGAGATGAATTTACACATGCCGCAGGACCCAGAGTCCGAATCGGAACTAAGAAATTTAGCGGCAGTTCCATACCAAATAATAAGTCCAGCTAATAATTCAGCAATTATAGGCATCTATCAAGACTCAATGCTTGGTTGTTATCGTTTTACAAGAGAAAACATAGAATTTACACAAAAAGATGCGATGAACTTATTAATGATGTTTAATCGTATCAATCCTGAGAGACTTAAAAAGAAGAGAAATGATAAAATTTCTAATTTTGAAATATTATCCCAAATCCTTCCTCCTCTCTCTTTAAAAGTCAAAAATAAACAATTTGATGGAGAAAAAGAAAAATCCGATACATCTAATAATATTATTGAAATTATTGATGGTCAATATCTACGAGGCCAAATGGACAAAGGTATTTTAGGATCAGGAACAAAAGGTCTTATTCATAGAATTTGTAATGATTTTGGCAATATGGCCTCATCACAATTCATTGATGATATTCAAAATATTGTAACTGAATACATGAAACAAAGTGCTTTTAGTGTTGGTATTAGTGATTTAATTACTGATTCATTAACTAATGAAAAAATTGTTTCCATCATTACTGATAAAAAAACAGAAGTCAAAAATCTAATTGATCAAGTACAAATCGGTGTTTTTGAAAATAATTCTGGAAAAACTGTAGAACAAGAATTTGAAACCAAAGTTAATAATATTCTTAGTAAAGCACAAAATGATGCTGGTGGAGAAGCTCTTAAAAACTTAAGCAAAGACAATCGCTTTGTTGTTATGTTTAATGCTGGCTCCAAAGGTTCTGAAATTAATATTCAACAAATGACAGCTTGTTTAGGACAACAAAACGTAGACGGTAAACGTATTCCATATGGTTTTGAACATAGAACTTTACCACATTATACTAAATATGATGATTCAGCTGTTGCTCGTGGCTTTGTTGAAAGTTCATATATTAACGGTTTATCCCCTCAAGAATTATTCTTCCATGCCATGGGTGGTCGTATTGGTTTAATTGATACTGCTGTTAAAACTTCTACTACTGGTTATATTCAAAGACGATTAATTAAAGGTCTTGAAGATCTTATGGTTAATTATGATATGACTATTAGAAATAATAAAAATAAAGTCGTTCAATTTTCCTATGGAGACGATTCTATTGATACTGTTAAAGTTGAAAATCAAGATTTGCCAATTGTTGATTTGAGTATTCAAGATATTTATTCTCACTTCGCAATTATTGACGATAAATCAAAGACAAAAGCATTATCAGGTATGTTTGTAAAATCAGCTTATACTAGACAGAAAAAACAAGAAGAAGCTATTTCAGAAAAATGTAAGTTTTATATTGATTTTATTATTGAAAATAGAAATGAAATTGTCAAAAATGTATTTAATAGTAAATCTGAAAAAATTGTTAGAGTTCCAGTTGCTTTCGCATATATTATTCAAAATGTTATCGGTCAACAAGGAATTAACAAAAACTCCCTCGTTGATATTACCATGTTGGAAGCATTTGATATGATTGAAGAAACATTCGCTAAACTTGAAAAAATTGTTTATGCTTCACCTAATAAATTATTCAAAATTCTATTCTATTATTATCTATCACCTAAAGATCTTCTTTTAAATAAGCGATTTAACAAGAAAGCATTAGAAATTTTACTTGAAACTATTGTTCTTGATTATAAAAGAGCATTGGTGGCACCTGGTGAAATGGTCGGAATGATTGCGGCGCAGAGCATTGGCGAACCTACAACACAAATGACGTTAAATTCAGTAACATATGAGACACCTATTATCGTAAGAGATTATGAAGGAAAAATAAATAAATATGAGATTGGAAAATTTATTGAAGAAAAAATAAATATAGCAAAAAAAATAGAATATTATGATGACAAAGATACCACTTATGCTGAAGTAGAAAATTATTATGAAATACCTTCTTGTGATGAAAATGGGAATATATTATGGAAAAGGATTGAAGCAGTTACAAAACATCCTGTTATTAATAAAGACGGAACAAATACTATGTTAAAAATCACAACACATGAAGAACGTGAAGTAAAAGTTACAAAAGCTAAATCATTATTAAAATTAATCAATGGTAAAATTGTTCCTGTTAATGGAGATAGTTTGAAAGTTGGAGATTATTTACCAGTAAGTACAAAGACAATTGATTTTAAACATTCATCATTATTAGACTTACGAGATATTTTACCACCTACAGAATATATTTATTCATCCGAAGTTGAAAAAGCAAAAACTGTTATGCTAGAACATCAATGGTGGACAAAACATAATGGTTATACATTTGTTTTACCATATAAACGTAGTGACTCCTTTGTTGCTAAGGTTTCAAATAAATTAAGAAAAGGATGTAAGAGCAAGACAAGTTTTACACCTAATTGTGTTTATACAAAACAAACAAATATGAATAATTATACAATTCCTGAAAAAATTAATTTGAATTATAATTTTGGTTACCTTATTGGAGCATATTGTGCTGAAGGTTGTATGTCAAAAACGCAATTATCTATTGCTAATAATGACTTAGAATATTTTACTCCTATTTTAGAATTATGTAAAGAGTGGAATATAACAACCAAACTATATAAAAAAGAAATTAATGATGATTCAAGAATAAATGGAACAAGTCAAGATTTAAGAATTTATAACACAATATTATGTCGTATTCTGGAAAATCTATGTGGTAAATTAAGTCATAATAAATTTGTTTCTGATAAAATTATCTTTTCAAATAAAGAATGTTTATTGGGCTTCTTGGATGCATATATTGGCGGCGATGGTTCAATTAGTTTA